AAGCTCCCCGTAGTGGCAATAAACTATAGTTCTATTTCTAGAGACCCAGATAGAGTGTTTAATAAAATACCAGGATTTTATTATTCTAAAGCCCCAAATGTAAGTGGTGGTTCTATTGATTCAGATCATTTGAAAACTCCGTTACCGGTGAACGTAGGTATTAATATGTCTATTATGACCAAGTTTCAAACAGACATGGATCAGATTATAAGTAATTTCGCCCCGTATAATAATCCATATATTGTTATGAGTTGGATTATTCCTACGTCACAAAATTTAGCTAGTAATTATGAAATTAGATCTGAAGTATTATGGTCAGGAGATGTAAGTTTAGATTATCCTATAGAGGTATCTGGTACTCAACCTGCCCGGGTGATAGCTAATACTAACTTTACAATTAAAGGTTGGTTGTTCAAAGGCCCGCCAACCTCTGATACAAAGAACATATTTACAATTGATCAAAACTTCGTCCCAGTAAGCGGATTTAATTATGAGTAAATTTATAAAACTAGATAGTACCCTAACTGATGTAACATCTTTTAGCGCGAATTTTGAAAACAGAGAATTATCTGCTAGACCTGAGTTTTCTGCTGATAATACATATACAACATTAACATGTGGCTTTTCTGGTGTAAGAACATTTACAGGTTATAATTTTGATTCTGTAGAATCAGTTATGTTAAGCTCTACAGACAATACATTATTTTTAACTAGCGCGGATGGTAATTTTGTTAATTTTCCTATATCTGGTTTTTCTTCAATTTCTACTCTTTGTGACGGAGCTACAATATCCCCAGAACTATCTGGACTGTTAACTGGCAATTATATATTAAATAACTATAATAGTATGACTGTAACATTCCCGGAAATAACTGCAACTGGTTCTATAGATATATTACCAATGAATGCTGCAGGTTATGGTAGTTTAGTAACAGATATAGGTACAACAATAACAATTAATTAATATGCCAGACGGACAAAAAGGAACATTCGGAAGAGGTTTACAGAAATTTATTTCTAGTAATTTACCATATAGATCACCTGCGGCAATTATAGATGATGTAACTCAACAAAACCCTAAGTTTGAGGATTTCTATAAAGCAGGTTCAATGCGTAAAGAGCTCTTAGCTCATCACTCAATTATTGCACCAAAAACAGCTGAGTCTGC